AATTCTATTTAAAGTAGTGCTAAATTGTAAGTAAATCCTATTCGTATTATTTCCACTAGATAGTGCAAGTCTCTGTGTAGGTACACTATTTGCCAAAGCTGCTATCTCTCCATACAATACACCCCCTGTGCTATTTATCAAAGTAGAGTTTCCCGAACCAGTTGCTAAATCTTGAAGCCTTGTGGATGTTGCTCCCGAGGTGGGAATATAACTTGTTGCGTAGGATTGTTGTTCAAGCATTGCTCCCCAAAAGTATAAACCATCAGTCCCATTTGCAGTTACATTAGTGCTTCCTTTACTATCGCAAACCCCAAAACCACTACCACTTGTAATTGGAATAACACCACCAACTGTATATGTTAATCTATACCAACCATTACCAGCATCAGTAATTGTTCCACTTGGAGTTGATGTAGAACCAGATTCTATTTCAATAGTTTTATCGCTTAAATCATAGTAAACAATTCCGTATGCACTACTACTGTTAATATACATCCAAGCTACATCTTTACCACTTACTTTAGCATAAACACTTATAGTGTAAAGACTACTGCTGCCACTAATACTATCATTAATATACCTAAAAGTTCCACTTGTATTTGGATATAATAAAGACGCATTTGTTGTTCCATCTGGAGATATATAATTATTATTTACTACTGATACCTTAGATTTTGACCAAGAAGGATTACTATAATCCTCTGAATAAGGTACTAAATTTGTACTCTGCGGTTCAAACAACCAACTACCGCAGCCATTCTCATAATTTATTCTCGGTAAATTTGCGCCTTCAGTAACGATAATACCACTTGAATTTACTCTACTTGCATTTCCATTTCTTGAAAAAGTAAAATCCCCATCTCCATCAGTTGGCTTAATGCTTAACATACTTCCGTTGTCGTATGCAGTTGGTGTAAGTAAAATTGACGCTTTATCTAATAAATTATCTGCCATACTATTCTATGTTTTCGATTGTGGTTAATGTTGCAGTTGTACAAGTAACATTTTCGTAATAAGACGCTCTTGCTTGTAATGAAGCAAGTAAACTAGGTATTGCACTAGGAAAAGCATAATCATAATAAATACCACCCCATCCATTTTCAACTGGACTTCCCCACCAACTAACTGGATAAATTTCGTTTGCCATCTTTTATTTTATTTATTTTTTTAAACAACATCTCCATCTTCTTAACATTACTATCTTTAGGTTTGTATATTTTTTTCTTCATATTATCCTAGAAAAATACCCCCAGAAAAATTAGAATCCGTATCTGGAGTCATTTGTTCGTTAGTAGATGTGTTATACTCTGGAAATAAGTTATTGTTATAATCCATATAATCTTGAAACCTCCTTGTATAAAAATCAGCAGTATCATTAACTTTACCCATTAAATGAACTAACTCATCCTTATCTATAGCCTGCTTGTTATCTCCAATATGTTTATAGATTCCTCCGTTCCCAATATTGTAAGAAGCAAATGGTAAATAAGAACTTTGACTAAACCAGATAAGCATAGGCTTAACGTATTCATTAAGTAAGTTTTTGTAATTTACGTTTGCAACATCATTTAACTCAGAATTTAAAATTAAAGTCTGTAGCTTTACATACAAGTTTCCTCCTAAATAATTTTGAATATGCAGGTCTTGAGCAACCTCAACGAACTGTATTAGCTTGTCATCATCTGTATTTCCAGATATGATAGACTTTCTTTTTAAGTCATTTAATGTTATAAATAATGCTTTAGTAGCCATATCTTATTTTTTATTAGTTGGATAAGCACCTCTATCTGGTCTATCAATCATTCTTTCAGTTATCTCGCTTGGATTATTAGGTTCTTTCAATCCTTTTTCATAAGCTGAATTAGGGTCTACTCTCTTGTCTCCTTTAAGTTTAAATACTCTTAACTCCCAGTAATGATGGCAATTTTTTCCTCCCTTAAACTTTAAGAGACTGTAATTCTGCTTGTTATGTCCCAATTCTTTATTAACACCTCTAAAAGACATCATATTAATATCTTCCTTTCTAAATACAATATTTCTATCAGTAAACGTTTCCATCTTCTTACAGAATCTTCTACTGTTAGTAGATTTTCTTACAGGCATATAAGCATATCTAACTTTATAGATATCACTATCTTCCTTAGAAGACTTATTGCTAGACTTTATTTCAGCCATTTTAACGTCATTAATATCATCTTCATATCTTTCGGTATGAACAACCTCCCAATCATCGCTTAAAACCTCTCCAAGACCCTCTAGTTGCTCTAGCATATCATCTCCTTCTTCGTCAGAGAAATCTTTTGATTCTTCTTGAGAACTTAACTTCTCTCCTGTCTCTTCTTCTCTCTTGATTTTAGTAGAAATGTTATCTAATTCTGTAAACTCAATAGGTTGTAAAGTAATGAAGTATAAGTTTAAGTATATTCCGTTAACAGCTAATATTTCACAGAAATCATCTAACAAGTCAGTCTGAAATGGTCTTATAACATAATTATCCATTAAAATTGAGGCAGTACGCAATTCTTCGGCATTATTCCCAAAACCTGTGTTATCTTTAATACCTAAAAGTATTGGTGATACGATACCGTGTCCTAACATTATCTTTTCTCTACTTTCGTCAGCTAAGAATTGATATTGAGCGTGAGCATCTGGTAAGTGTATAGGGTCTATAGTTGCCGAACTTTCCTTGTCTTCATTAAATGCTATGATAGTACGCCCTGCATTATTTGTTCCACCAAACTTATCGTTTATCTTAGACTCCATTAATTCTTGAGTCTCCTCTGGAGGAATTCCATTATTGAAGTTTATAAATAAACTAGGCTGTAAACCATTTTTTATATTGTTAATATGGTAGTTCGACACCTCTACTTCTAAATCACAGTATTGTAAACATCCGTGGTAATCACTAGGTGTATAGTACCAAAATCCACTCTGATAAGGCTTAGATACAAATATCTCTGAAGTTTCTTTTCTACTTCCTTGTCCAAACGCAGGAATTCTTTTAGGCTTATCTCCTTTCTTGTACTCTGCCCAATTAGGGTGATAATACCAAGCCTTTATAACTCCATCTGTTGCTTTTTCAGCTCTAAGAGTCTCTATAGGAAAGTGTAGTGCTTTGAGTACTGTTTTCTTTGTCTTATTGTAAACAACTTGTATAGCAGCCATACCTAGCTCCTTTCTGTCATTTACTATTCTTTTTACATCTTTAGGTTTAAACACTAACTGAGCTGCTGCCCATTCTAAAGGTTTATCATCACTATCAGTAGAAGCAAGACCTCTACCATAAATCATATCAGAGATACCCTTTACACATCTGGAGTTTGTTGGACTTCCTAAGTTTAAGTCTATTAGTCTACCAAAATAATTATTATCTTCTCCCCAAGTAACCCAATTATCACCTTTTCTTTCAACTGCTTTTGGCATTTGATATGTAGATAGCTCTACAACACTAAAGTTCTTAGTATATTTCTTAGGACTCTTTGATAAGTAATTCTTATTGACGTTTATTCTTTTACTCATTATATTGTTATGTATTTATCATCACCATCAGTATTGTTTTCCTTGTAGTAATCTGTACTTATAGTGTGATAGATGTCCGTATTAATTTGACTTGTTACGTATATCTTATCTCTGTACCAAAGGTTAGTGTCTCTAGTCATTTCTAGCACATAAGCTCTTTCTGCTATAAACTTATCTGAAGATAGCGTTATATCTATGTAATCTCCATTAACAACAGCAGTAACACCTGTAAATGATACAGACTCTCCTGTTCCATCCTCTCTTATAGTTGCATCTATATTTGTAATGTCTGATGTTCTAGGCAAAATAGAGAATGTTTGTGATGTTGATATTGGTAATAATCTAATCATAAACTTATAACGGAAATACTATTTTTTGTTTTTATTACAAAAGAAAAGGTCTACCGAAGCAGACCTTAACTAAAAGTAAATCAAATATTAAATAATTACGCTTGTACTACAACTGTAAATCCTAAAGTAGCAGGGTCTTCTGGTACAAATACTCCAGAACCATTATCAGCTCCTAGAAAGTTTGCAGGTTGTTTTTCCATACCTGTCAAGGTTAATGTATAACCATTTAAATCATTCATTGCTTGTCCTGTTACAATAGTACCAGCAGTTACTTGACAACCATTATGAAGTCCAGCTAAAAAGAAGTTTCCGTTTTGGTCTTCAATAATAACTCTTGGTCTACCATAAGAAAGTAATTTTAATTCTTTATGGTCATCAACAGTTAATTTTTTTAATGTTAACTCTATTACCTGCTCAAAAGCAGTAGTTCCTGTTTCAGCACTTGTCTGAATATTTTGCGTGAAAGAAGAAGCATCTCTTACTTCATACTTGTATGCGTATGGTGTTCCAGATACGGATGCAATAGCATCTGTATCAACAGTATCGTATGTGTAATCAGATGGAGTGCTGTCTGCAAAGTTTGATAGGTAGATAGCTTTTATACCTCCAACAGCATCCTTACATACCTCTTTTCTTCCTAATGTTAAATCACAAGCCATTTGTTGTATTGGGTTTTTATATTCCCTCCTCCGTCAAGAAGAGGGAAATTATTAATAATTATTTTAATTATGCTTGTGGAGTGTAAAGAACGATGTCTGAACCAAATCCGTGCTGTACAGCAGCAGTAAATCTCATTACAAATCTTACATTCTGACTTCCATCTAAGTCGCTCATATCTAATACTTTAACTTCATTATGGTCTGATAAAAGTCCAGTTCCAAAGAAGATATTAGATGTTTCAGCTAAATACATATAGTTAGGGTCTAATCCTTGAGCTAAGAAAATCTGAACTCCATCAAACATTAATCCGTTTATGCTTTGATTGTTTCCTCTACCTTCGTAACCATTAGCACCAAGTCCGTCAGCACCAAATCCTCCTAAAGCTCTTACATAAGCCTTATACACGTTTTGTGCAACGTATAATCTTACATCTGGCTTTCCGTATAATGCAGCAGGCATAGCGTCTGTTACTTTTCCTAATTCAGCAACTACGTTAGCAGCAGTTACACCACCAGCTCCAGTAGAAACTCCTGTTACATCAACAACAGTTGCATCAGCAGTAGCTAAAGCTACTAGTCCGTCAAATTCTCCTGTTTGTCCATCAGCACCCATCCAAATATTACTCTCATTCTTCTCAGCTATCTTAGCGATAATCTCAGCGATTAAAAACTCTTGGAAAGTAGGAGGTAGATTGTCAAATGCAGAATATCCCATAGAAATCGCATCCCAATCGTCTCTAAAGTCAGTCTTACACAAGTTTAAGTTTACTTGAAATTCTTTTGGTTGTAGAATCTTTTCATCCGTAGTAACGGTGTCGGTTGCAGCGAAATCACAACTTCCATCAGCGATTAAGTCTGTTGTAGAAAGTCTTCTGATTACTTGCTTGAATTTTACATTAGGTTTAACAGTAATACCACCATTTTCGATAGTATTTGCAGACAATAAAGCTGCTGAAATATATCCTGCTGCTGCTTCTCCTGCGTAACTTGGGTTATTTGTGAATGTTGTTGCCATTGTTTTTATTTATTAAATAATTTGTTATAAATTGAGTGTTTTACTGTTTTTGGTCTACTCTGTGAGTAAAGGTGTTGTTTCTTTTGCTCTACTTGAGCTTCTGGGGAATGTACTATTTCTTCTGACTCAACAGATAGCTCAGTAACTTCCGATACTACTTCTTGCTTTGATAATTCAGCAGGAACATCTTTTTCTTCTGTAGGAGAAACGATTTCCATCATTTGCTTAACAGAAGCTTTTAATGAAGATAACTCTTCGTATAAAGATTCGTATTTCTTGCTTAATGATTCAATATTTGAATCTTCAACTACAGGAGTTTCTTCAATTACTTCTTCTTCAGCTAATTCAACAACCTCTTCTACAGGCTGCTTAATTACTTCTTCAGAAGAAAGTAAAATGCTTTTTAAGGCATCTACAATTTCTTTTGGACTTTTCATAAATTAAGTTTATTATTATTAACTCTATAACACTAATAACTAACAATATAAATATTGTTGTATTTTCAATTTTCTTCAAATGGATTAATTCCGTTTTCTATTAGTATCTCTGCCCATTGTTCTTCATTGTCGTAATAGTCTATTTCAACCCAAGGAGTTTCTAAACATTGACTAGATAAAATAGAACCATAAGCCATTATTTCTGCTCTAGTATTATCCCAACATATAAACCAAATTTCATTGGTTGGATAGCAAACACTTGTATTTTTTAATTCTTTCATATTTATATTTTAAGCTATTCCTCCATCAACTATTGACCAACCAAAATTACTTACTAATGAAGCCCTTGCTGCTGCTGCTGCTCCTCCTCCAGTATATTCTCCACTACCAAAGTTTATTGAGATATTCGGTGCATATCCACTTCCATTTGGAAATGTTGCTTGTAGTGTTGCTTCCCAACCAATTAAGATAGCATCGTAATTTGTTGTTGAAAAAGTTGCATTTGACGCAAAGAAATTAAAATTCGTAGCGCTTGTAATATCCCAATCACTTATGTCTTGGTCAAAAGAACTTGCCCTAGAAAACATACCATACATCACAGTAACATTACTAATATCCCAATTATTTAAAGGTTGGTTAAAAACTGAAGTACCAGCTAAAGCAGCAAACATATCAGTCACATTACTTACATCCCAATTTCCAATAGGTTGATTGAAAGATGAGCAGTCTAAAAAAGCCCTACTAAAACTTGTAACATTTGTAAGATTTGGAGCATCTGTAAACGAACCAGTTAAATTAGAACAAAAATAAAAAGCCCTTTCAAAACTTGACCAAACAATATTACCCCATTGCTTAATGTCAATTAATTTAACTTTATTTGTAGCATTATTATTGATGTAAATTCTAGGGAAATCTCCACTTATACTTACATCATAATCACCCGCAGTAGCAAAAGTTATTGTTTGACTTCCAGTAACACCATTAAAAGTTTGTCCATCTGAAGTAGTTATATTGTAATTGTAACCACCTCCAGTTGTAGGAATTGTAATTGTTTCATTAGATGTTGTCGTTCTCCAAGTTGTAATAAAAGATGTAGTATCTCCACTTGAAAAAACTTCATTAGCACCTA